CAGGGAACGAGCCTGTGCGAGGTCACTCATATGGTTCTGTGGAAGGTTCTGCAACTGTATCAGTCTGCCACTGAACCTTCCTGTTCTATTGGCACCGTAGAACTGAAACATACCTCTGGCTCGACTATCCTTACACACAGCATTCTCCATAGCCGTATATTTCTTCACACTGCTTTTTGCAAGCTGCTGACGAAGAGATAAGACTTCTGCCAAGTGCTCCGGTGCATCCTTAATCATCTCGGCTACTACCTTTTTACCAAGACTGTCAGTTTCAAGTCCGTTGTCAGAAAGCCAGTGTTTCATCTGCTGTACAGAATTAGGATTTTCAAGACCGGTAAGTTCCTGCATCTGTTTTGTAAGTGCCTTCTTGCTCTTCTCATCAAAGGCAATGGCATTCTTAACAAAAACCATATCAACACCAATTCCACGGTCATTGATTTCCTGATCCAAATGATACTCATCCCATATACTTTCGCTTACCGGAAAACGGGATAGTTTCTGTTGGATACCCATCTCTGTTTCAACATCTCGAAGGTTGTATGCCTTAAACTGCGTCCACTTCTCCAAATCGTGATATGGCATATTTCTTGTTCTGCCACCGTTCACCTTGGTTGGGGAACAGGGAACACAGAAGTATTTGATGAGATTCTTGCCTTCTGTGAGTTTCTGCTTTTCAAGTCCCAGAACGGCTCCTACTCCTTCAAGAGATAATGGAAGTCCAAGAGTTGCTGCCCATACCATAGTGCAATGCCACGACACAGGATCAAGACAATATCCCTTAAGAGATACACCATTATCACGAAGATATCTGGATAAGCAGACTCTTTCAAACTGTGCATTGAACGCCCACTTTATTACTCCATCATCAGTTAAGGCATCAATAATATCGGCTGGCATCTTTTCTCCCATTGCCAGATCTACAATCTTGACCTCACCACCATCAACAGAATATCCAAAAAGCAGAATCTCAAAGTCTTCGCTTTCTGCATAACGGTAGACCCCGGATTTCTGCAGACTCACACTCGAAAAGGTCTCAATATCTATACTGATTGATTTCACATTCTCACTTCCTTCCAAAGTAAAACAGACGGCAGAGGATTTTCCTCCACCGCCTGCAAACTTTTATTCTTCAGTTTTCTCTTCAGCAGATTTCTTCTTTTTCTTACGCTTCTTAATGGAATCCTTGATAAGCCATATACCATTCATGATAGTACTTACAATGCCGTAGATACCAGCACCCATAAAGAAGTAGAAAATGATAAGTACATCAATCTGCTTTGCTAATTCATATAATTCGTTCATATCGTTTACCTCGTATATTCGTAATAGTCGCAGACGATGGTGTTTCACACCGCCTGAAGGAAGTTAATAGGTCTATTCAGATCAAGATAAGAAATCGTCATCTTCCTCAATGCTGAAATCATCAGTTGCTGAGCTGCGACCACCAAGTGACTCTCCATCTCTGTTTTTCTGAATATTACCAAGACCACAGGCAATCCCCTTATTACCATTGGAATTGAATGCATAGAAGTTAAGAGAAACTCTTGCATAGCAGCCACTGTACACTTCATCACGGTCAAGGATAGGCTTTACAGCCTTATCAACAATCTGTGGTGCTGTCTTACTGTTGGCATTGATGAACCAATGTCCGGCATAAGCCTCGTCCTCACGCTCTGTGTCACCGTCACGAAGAGGAAGCTTGATTGCTGCCTTGTTAGGCTTTTTGCCACCGAACTTTGCGATGCCTTCCTCAATAGCTGCATCAACCGCATTATTGATTGCCTTTACTGTTTCCTTATCATCCTTTGGAATAAGAACTGATACACTGTATCTTTCAGGACCGCCATTGATTGATACTGGGTCCCATCCGTGGAAATAAGAAAGTCTTGTGTTCTTGCCTGTGATAACCTTTGTTTTACTTACATTTGCCATAATCGTTAATCCTCCATTTTAAATTCGTTTTTAGCGTCTGATATATTCATTGCCTTTCTCTTATCCGAATTAGGTACAAGAGTCGGCTTTCCGGGTGGTTTGTAGATAAGGTCACCCAGTACCTTTTCAAATGTTGCCTTACCCATCAGTTTCTGCATCTCTGTAAGAGTGATGAGCGACTTTCGGTAAATATCCTTATAGCCTGCCTCCTTGGCTGCTTTGGCAACTTCAATCTCGTCCTTGTACTTACGGACGGAGCGTCCTTCAACAACCTTGAATCCGTTCCACTGCTTGCCGTGGTTTACTGCCGATTCGGTAGCATAAGCCGT